AATCTCTGCCTTTAGATCATTTAATTCCGAATTTATCTGTGTTTCCGAAATCACCGTATTAAAAGAATAGTCACTTTGCGTTCTTGTATATGTACCGCTTGAATCTCTACCCATTATTTATCTCCCATTGAGTGCGCCCACGCCACCAGACGTACCCGCTAATAATTTTCCGGCTAGTCCCTTTTGTTTTAATTGACTCATGATTTGAGCTTGAAATTGTTGTTCTATTGGTGATAAATTTTGGCTGGTTAATAAATCTGCCAACTCACTCGACATACCTTTAGGCAAGAAGAACTTATCCTTGACTCCCATTGCCACATCTATCGTTCCCCGCACTGGACGATTCAGTGCCATATTTTGCAAGCCCTGCATAATCCTATCGTTTTCTGCCGCATATTCAGTTGAACCCAAATTTTTACTTGTCTGTGTTCCTCCAAGTTTTGCATATGTTTTGTACAGTTCATCCTCTGCAAGCAATTGATTCTTGAAATCAAAAAATGAGTCACCGTCACCAAAGGCAACCTTGATACGCCTTTCGAGGGCATCATCACCTTTGATTGAATCTGGGGCATTTCCTGATTTGTATTTTCTAGCCCCCACTTTACCCTTAAGTGCTTGGGCAACTCCTATTCTGAAATTCTGCAATTCATGCGCTGACATATCTGCCAACTCATCTGCCATTACTTGCTCATCTGCATATTCCGATTTGCTGATAAACTTTGCACCGCTTCTCCTTGCTTGCTCAGATGATAATTTATCCCCCGCCTTGGCTCTAGCTTGAGCATAAAATCCAGTGTCATCGGCTTGATCGAGTGCATTTGTTAAGTCCCTTCTAATATCTTTCCACGCCCCACCTTTATCCGTTAAACGCCCAGTAATAGAATCTCTCTCGCTTTCCTCCATGTCGTATAATATTTTTTTTATTTTATCTAAAAATTTCAATTTCAAACCTTCACCCATCTTGCCTGTACCGCCAGCCGAAATATGATCTGCTGTTGCCTCTTTGCTGTACTGGCTCACATTTTGGCCTCGCAATCTCATACTAGACCTGGCTTTATCCATTACCTCGCCCATGCCTTCACGGTTTAATAATTCGTCAACTGTTTTATTATTAATCACCTTATTTGCAGCGTATGCTTTGTCGTAAAGCTCGGTGGCCTCTTCCTGTAATTTGTTTAATGCGGTTCGATCATGGTAGTTTCCAAATCCTAAATCATCAATCATTCCCTCGACTCGTCCAGCCGCATGGCCTGTTTGCAAGCCAGAACCATCTTGACCTTTAGGGATCATTGAGCCACCCTGCCGCTTACTAAAATACTGGGCAACTTTTTGTGCGCCTTCACCGCCTCTATCATAAACAGAGCGCAGAACTGACCTGACACTATCACCAAGATCAGCAAGCGTTGACTCTGGCCCCAACTCTTTCATTTTAGCCATTGCAGATTTGGCTGTATAACCATCATCTTTTAATGCTCTTGCCATTACTCTTGATGCTTGGCTTAATTGCTTTTCCTTGCCGCCATAAGAAGCTACGGTATCCCCAAACTTAGCTACTCCAGCACTTCCAGCCTTAACAGCCGCAGGTATAATAGGCCCAATTAACGCACCCATCTTTGCCGCATTAGCACCAGCCTGTAATCGTTCTGACATAGGCCCATCAGATTCACCGATTGCTTGCGCCCCACCTAAACCAGCACCAGAAGCAGAACCTTTAAGCATCTGCCCTGGTAAAGATTTCCCAGCCATTGCCCAATTACCAACTCCTCTTGCAATGGGGTTGACGATACCTCCAGCTATAGAAGCACCTGTTGAAACATAAGGATGCTGCTCTGTGAATTGATCTCGATATTGCTTGCTTGTTTTGGTATTTTCAGATGGATCAAACCCAAATGATTCACGCACATCATTTTCAAATGAGTGCATTCCATCAGCGAATCTATCACTCAAACCAAAAGTAGCACCACTACCTACTTGACGGATGAAACCTTTAACATCCTCTTGCCAGGGGGCATCTGCTGGTTCTTGCGGTTCTTGCGGTGCTTGTGTAACCTGTTGTTGTTGATTTTCTAATTCTTCCAGCTCCAGCAACTCAAGCTCTTCTCTTTCGGTTAAGCGTCCCATTATTGACCTCTCGCTTTGCTTCTTAATTCTTCTAATCGTTTTTTCTTATCTGGGCTTAATGGGCCACCATTATTAGGTTCACCCGCCCTGCGCCCTTTGTTTTTATCAGGGTCTAAGACATTATCGAAATCGCTCATACTAAAGTTTGCGGTTCCTTTAAAACCGTTCATCGTCCCATTGTCCTCATAATATTGAGCCGCTTTATCTTTAGCGTCCAAGGCTTGCTCCATTGCTGTCATTAAACGCCTTACCCTCTTAGCATTTATTTTTTCATCTAGAGCAGGGTTGTATGCTCTAGCAATCAATCCCTCGCCTTCTTTTGCTGTAAAGGCAGCTCCAAGAATTACACGCAGATTACGCTGTACCACTTCAGAGATTGTTTCCTTCACATCAACCATGTTGGGGTTCATTAAGTTGTTGTATGCGTCTGGCATATTACCCATAACAGGGCCAGATAGGTTCTCAGTCCCAAGTTCCAACCTACCAATCACATCAGTTAATTGTGATAAACTTTTTCTAGCATCTGCGGCCCCACCAGAAACGTAATTTGCTGAGTAATCTTTAGCGAAAACCTCATCAACCTTTTTCTGCGCTGGAGTCAGATAATTTTCATTTTCTTTTTGCAGTTTGTTTATTTTTTCCTGATCCAACGGGCTGACAAAACTACGCCCCGCCTTACGCTGCTGAATCCTCTGCTTTTGCACATTTTTTGGCAATGGAATATCTCGGCCTGGGACAAGAGGTTTCGCATTAACAGCCGCAATTTTCCCTTCCCGATTGAGCCTATTTTCTTCGCTTGTGTAATCTCGCCCAGATTGTATATCGGCAAGTTCTCGTTCTCTTGCTGTCTTAGCCAATCCAGAAGCGTAATCCCTATCAGCATTTTGCATCATCATCTGAGCAAGGATGCGCTTGGCGTAGGGGTTATTCTCAAGCCCTCTTAGCTGCTGCATTGAATAATCACGGGGATTCATTTTTTGGTTTAATGTATCCTCCATGCTTGCATTTCTTTGCCCAATCAATTCCTCACCGACACGCTCTGCTCTCTGATCGTCAGTAAGCTCTCTACCTCGGATGTTACCCATAGTCCGATTAAACTGATCGCCATAGCTATCAATGTTCTGATTAGCTTGAGCTATTGATTGGTTGTTGAAATCAATCTCACGTTGAGCATCTGCGGGGTTCTTGTATGAGCCTAGTTTATCGTTGATGCCCTGGTTCATTCCCTCTGCTTGATTAATTTGATCTTGTTCATACCCAATTGCTTTCATATTATTTTGGATATTTGGGTTTTGCATACGTTCAGCATCATTGGGTTTCTGCAATATCTTTTGTACGGCAGGGCTTCCCATAATATCCTGATCGTTCATGGTAGGCTGTTGGGAATACGAATCAGGCTCAAGTCCAGTTTGAGCGTCAAAGGCTTTATTTTTGTTTTGCGTATCCTTGTAACCTATATATGCACCCGCTAACTGCTGTGCAATTCTGCCCATTGTTTCTTGCCAGCTATTTGATGGGCCACCCTTTGAGCCTTTCTGGGTAAGCATATTAGACAATCGTCTGTTTGGGGATACATACTGATCCCCTAAAGTGTAACTTCCTAAACTTTTCATGCAGAGCCTCTATTTATTTAATACAAAATCAATTGTTGTATCTATCACTTTCATTTCCTCAGAGATCGCTTGCCGTAACTTCTTGAAGCGATTTGTAATTGCTCTCCAATATGTAGGATAGTTTTTCTTCGTCCAAACTAATCGAGCCTTATCCGATGGTGAGTGGATATGCGCTGTGCATAACCAACAGTCAAAACTAGCGTTTACATCTTTGTAATGTTTTGGAATCTCAATTTTATGTTTCAGAAGATAATTAAACACATCATCATCTGTCCAATCCCATATTGGATTAACCCACTTAACACCGTTCTCATCTACCGTTCCATTTGGCAACGTCCCATGTTCATCTGAGTTTTTAATGCCACGAAAAACAACCTTGTCTTTTGTTTTTAGGGTTGCCATGTATAAAGGCTTCCACAACATATTGCTGCAACATTGAATATGAGATTGAACCTTCTGCTTTTTCTCTTTTGCAACATGGGCAAACTCTGGTGATCTGGTGGTTGGAACCATATCGGATGGTATCCCATGCTCTTCTTGATATTCGTGCATATCCCTCTCTGGCTTGACCATCACCAGGGGGACATTAAACTTTTTGCAAGTATCACGAACAAACTGAATCATATGGGGATAAACCGAACCTGTATCTCCAAAGAATACGGCCTCTAATGCTGGATCATCCTTGTACTTATGCAGAATGACTAAGCTATCTTTTCCACCACTAAAATGAATTACCATTAATAAGCTGTTCCCGCAGCTATTGCTAGTGAACCAACGGTGCTACCTATGCCACCTTTAGCAGAAGATTTTGCTTGCTGTTGCTGGTTGTAAGCGTTTTGCGCTCCCTGATAATTTGCATATGTGCCGCCTTGAATATCCCCAGCCTGAATAGATGGAGATGGTGTTGAAATAAATGATGGCCCCTGGACGGAGCTACCGGATAACATGGAAGCAAGCTCATTTAGAGGTATCGACCTCTCTTGAGTTAATTCGTTCACGCCTCTATCTCTTGCATTGGCATCGAGTGCATATTGGGACTCAATCTCTCGTTGGCTTCTATCCCTCGCTTGGTTAGCAAAATCAAACTGCTGCCCAATTTCATTTGTCGCTCTACCACGTTGATCTGCTTGCAACCCATAAAGTTGCCCAATTTCATTTGTTGCTCTATTACGTTGATCCGCCTCCAAGCCATACAGTTGAGACATTTGATTTAATGCTTGGCTATCTGCCCCCAGGTTGAAATCGTTCACACCTCTGCTGTTATCAAGCATGGCATCGGAATAAGCCTTTGAACCTTGCGCTATTCCCTGGGTATCCAATCTGCTCTGTAATTCTTGCAGCCGTCTATCTTGAAAAGGTTTTTCACGATCTTGAATACCTTGTCGAACTGCTTGCCTCGTCTGCTCATTTGCAACCGGAGCATTGCCAAGAGAGTCATAGTTTGCGGTAGGAGCATTGCCCAGAGAATTAAAATTCGCTGTAGGAGTATTACCAAGCGTACTCAGATCGGCAACGGGAGCTTGCCCTAGATTACTAAAATCAACGGGCTGTGATAACTTTCCAGCGATCTCATCCAGTTGAGTATTGGCAATTTGTCCATACTGCTCACCCGCTCTGTTTGTAAAATCAAGTTGTCTTTGGCTTGAAGGATCAAGCGTTGTGGTTGCTGTGTACTGTGGAGTACCAGCTACTTGTTTGCCGTCTTTATCTTTGTAGCCCTCAGAAACACCCCTCGGTGTGTACTCAATATTCCCGTATGGCGTTGCTTGGTTAACCATAGCCAATTCGCCTTGACTAATTGCCGCAGCTTTATTTGCAGCCCCTTGTGCATTCGGTTTTGTTATCATAAGGCCATTTAAACCTTATTTCTTACTGTTACCAGTAAGCCCAGACTATATCATCATCTCTGCGAGATGTCGGACGCTCGTGTCGGCTTCATTGCTGTTCTAGCTGTATGCCGTTAGTCGTTGCACCTTCCCTATATCCCTATAAGGCTTGGCTCAGGATTATCCCGAAGGACTTTCCCTGAATTCATCCGATATTTTTAATATTCAATCGCTTGAATACTGGCCTAGCAATTAAGCCGTTGCAACAGGATCGGGAGCCGCAGGAGGCGCAGAACCGCCACCACCACCACTCTTACCCTTCTGATCCAATTTGGAATAGAATCGCTCTAATTGTTCAACGTCCATTGTTATAATCATCATTTACTTATCTCTCCATAATCGTTCATAATCTGGCTTAAACATTCGCTTGATAACAGCGTGTCGTTTCTTTCCATATTGATGTGCCATGATACCTTCTTTCACGAATCCAACTTTGGTTGTCATTCTTAAAGATGCCTCGTTATCTGAGGGAACTGTCATCCAGCATTTATAAACATCTAACTGGTAAAAAGGATATGCAAGTAATCCGCTAATAACTTCTTTCCTTGCCCACATTGGGCTGGTAGCTGCAATGCTTAACTGCAAAGTTTTATAATCTGGTTGCCATTCGTTATAAACAACCCCTGCTATTAACTTACCCTCTGACACAACCCCAATTGCAGTTGCTTGCTGGAATCCGTGATTAGCTTCGGGTATCTGTAAGGCAACCCACTCGGCAACTTCATCCGATCTGCCGTAAAGTAACTGTGGGACTTCTCGACTCAAATATGTCCACCTCTCACAAAAGTGTAATTAGTTGCGATCCAGGATGGCCTTGCAACATCGGTTGTCACCCTTATCCTTAAAGCCGCAGAACGTCCAATGCCACGAACTCCTAACCATGCTTTAAATATTTGGCCTGACTTACCCCAAAGTGATACGCCCCATTTTGCAACTCCCCATTGTCCGGCAGAGTTAGGTAGCGGTGAGGGTTGTCCTATTGGAGAGTAAACCGTAAAATCTACATTCAAATCTAATGCAGGGTTTGGGTTCCCGGTACTTGCAAAGATTGGCTCAACTAATTTAAAGTTCTTCTCACTTGCCTTTGAACCAAAATAACTAAACGCACCCATACCGTCCCCCGTTATGTCAACACCAGCATCAGAGGTTGGATTTGTGCTACCACTAAATTCGTGTACTGTTCCATCTGTCTTCCCAAAAAATATGCGATCACCCATCATTCCCCAACAAACAGCGTTCATGCCTTTGAATCTGCAAGGTGCATTTGTGAGGGTATTGAAAACGTATTGGTGCATCTCTGTTCCACTGACAGGGATATTGAAAATCAACATCTGCCCTCTAGGAAAGAGAACGGGCTGCCAGCCATATATACTTCCGTAACTATTCACGGCAGTATTAACGGCATCATTTATTTGCCTGGAGATTGAAACATTTTCTATCCCTGCACGATCAACCGCAAAATATTGTGATGCAGGTGTAAATCCGTCCTCTGTTACTAGAATTAAATCTCCACCATTCTTAACCATGCAACGTCTACCAATTGGTCTGCCCGATTGGAACACACCAACTAATGCCCAGGTGCTTGCGCTTGATGGATTTGTGCCAGAGTAAATTGCTACCTCACCCTCACTTGTCAGGAATACGGCAACATCATCAGGGCCACTACCACCGTCCCTTGTCCAGCTACCCATTGACATTATGTAACCACCCTTCTTACAAATAGCGTCAAGTGGAAACTCTGATGCTGTACCCGCTATGGCACGGGTTCCTAAAAACCAAAATGATAGACTGTTTTTCTCACCAAAAAATATCCTTGCCTGGTGCGTTGTACACCAGATCAAGTTGGCTATAGTTGGCCCTGCTGCTACGCTGTCAGCCCAGGCAGAACCGTTATAAGTTTGTGGAGTGTCTTGACCGTTACAGGCAAAAAGGAATTGCCCCCCAGAAGTACCAATTTGAGTTGATTGAAATCTATTGTTTGATCGTCCCGTAACTACTGCTGTGCCAACTGCACCTGCAAGTGAAACATCGTAAATTGATCCACCGTTACAGGCGAATAATTCATTGTCTCCGTTATGAGGGGCATACTCTAACAGTGTCTCAACATTACCTGCCATGCCAGTAGCGTAAGAAATTGACCCACGCCTTAAAGTAACTTGCTCCGTTTCAGGGAAAAAGTTATCAAGTATCACCGCATTTTTTGCTGGCATATCCGAAAATGCGGACATTGTATCCCAGCCACCAGTAGGGGCCGATGATGTTTTAGTAACTGATGAGGGGTCATTAACCGCTATGCCTAAACTCATATTACGGCTCCACTAGCAGAAGGCGTACCGTGATAATGTCTTGAGTTTGATCCCCAGAATATATCACCAGCAACCATAACGGTTGAGGTAGGTTGATCGTTTTTCGCCAGCATCTTAAAATAATCTAAGTATGCTTTTGCTGCTGCTCCAGCAGGTAAACCGGAGCCATTCAAAAACTCATAGACAACGCCAAGCGTTAACAACTCTTCATCAATTATTGGGACATCTGTATCAATTGTGAATGATGTTTTAGGCGCACCACCAGCCGCAGTATCTACCCACTTATTAGATACATATTCATAAGCTAAAGTGTTACCAGCGACAGGGACAGGAACAATTAAAATATTGTCCTCTCTTAATCTGAATTTTCTATTGGTGTTATTGTCGTAGTCAGCAGCTTTCAATCCCTGCCATTCCTTAGATGTAATTGGCCCAGCAATTAACTTATTGTCATCACGATTCCAAAATGTTTCAGGTATGAAGCGATCAAAATCATCCGCAATAATTGTTGAGGTTTGCTGTTCCGTTGCAACCGATGTAAAAGTTTTTTCCTTAGTCAGCAGTTGCCAGGAGAAAGACTTCATAAGAACAGTGCCAACCTTATCCACATAACGGATCAGCTTTAAAACTTCTGGGTTGGCGTTGCTTATACCCGTCGCAGGTTGAGCAATCCCGATCTCATCGGCTACGTCTTGCAGTATCGTCAAAAATGACATTATTAATTAATCCTTTTTAGGCTTTCGGTATCCCGCTTTTTCTCTGTTCTCGTACCAGAAACTCCCGATCTTCTCACCAGCTTTAAATAATTTCTGCTCTATGTTTCCTTTGTTATTTCTGAATCTCCAGCTATCGTGCTTATCCACTACCATTGGCATTGTTACTGCCCCTGATGCCGCCATAAATGTCTCCTAGTTAAAAGTAGGGGAGCCTGTAAAAGCACTCCCCATATTCTTAGTTGCTTCCGATACGAACTGCCTCTTGCTCACGGATAGTTTTATATCCGTAGAGAACATCCAAACGACAAGGAAACTTGTCATCAGCAATTGTGTATTGACGAACAACACGCATTGAAATACCGTCCATCACTTCACGGGCTGAGAAGTCCACACCCTTCGGCATGATTAGATCAGCCGTTGCAAATGCAAATGCGTTTTTACAGAATCCCAATGAGATACCGTAATCAGCAGAAGCCGCAACTGCGGTTGAACGATCAGACTCCACACACAACACAGGGGCATTGTTAGCAGGGACAGCCGTTACATTCTGCTTGGCTCCTGATGCAACCAACGATGGGGTGATGGTTATGGCAGTCGCTGAAGTTCCAGTTGTAGCTGCAACTGCAAACGCCTTGAGGATTCCAGTGTCAGCCTTAGTCTCAGGATGAACACTATTCACTCCCGTGAAATAGATAACATCACCTTTAACCAAAGTACCTGCGCCCGTATCAACAGTAATAGATGATCCAGACTCACTTGCACCATTTACAAGATAGTCACCAGTGCCATCATCAGTGCCAGTAGTATGTAGAGGCATCAGTGTGTTCTGGTAAACATCCGTATAGCCAAGGAAGTTATTAGCAACCATGCCTTTGCGGTAATTCTCAGACAACTTCGCAGGATCGTTAAACAATCCCTTCAGTGCATCAACCAGGTCAACATTCGCCTGAGTGTTCAGGATCAATGTGCGTTCATCAGCAGCAAGGGAATCTGTAAGACCTTTACTGGAATTGAGAACGTCCACGATGGTCATAGCCGCACCAACGTCAGAGACTTCTTTTGAAACGTCTGCGTACATGGATATGGCATCGCTCTCGATAGCCGCACCCAACACTGACATAGCAGGTTTTAGAATACGGTCAGAGAAGTCATCCAAGTCCGTTGTTAGATCAGAAGACAAGAAGCTGAGATCAACACCTTTCTGCGTTGCAACTTGCAGGGTTTCGGTGGCTTCAACTGTGTCCTGGGTGGAGAGAGCCGCACCAGTACGCACCACATACTCATTCGGGAGCCGGATGCTCAAACTGTCCCCGATTTTTGCGCCACTCTTTGCAAAGCGGTCATCGTATTGACGATTTATTGAGCCTACAAAATTTAACTTCTGATGCAATATCCGTAATGCTTCACGGGTTACTGCGGTTGGTGTAATTAGTGAATTTGCCATTGTGTATTAGTCCTTCCATAGACTTGTTGAGCATCCTGCTCAAATACATTATTAATTAAACGGGGTTATCCCGTTCTTTTTCTTAGTTGTGCGTTACGTTTGGCAAGCCAAGCTGCCGATGAATCTTTATCTGTCGGAGTGTTTGACTTGTGCCTTCCACCTTTCCCCTTTACGGGCCTGGTTTCAGTTGCAGGAGTTGGTTGCACCTTGCTCCCCTTCTTAACATTCGCTTTCATCTTGTCGTACAACATTGCCTTATATGCCAGTTCGCTTGTAACGGGGTCTGCTCTCCAGTTTGCTTCGGCCTCTTTCTTTGATGCGCCAAAGTTTTTGCAGAAATACTCAACTACCTCGTTAGACTTGCTAGTAAATCCGGGGATGCGTTCATTCAAGGCTTTCTCACCCTGGGCTGATCGTGTTTGTATATCAACCTGTCTCTGTTGAGACATTGCATTTTCCCTAGAACTAACCTGTTGAACTGTTGCATTGAACTCTGCCTGTTTTTGCGAGATCATATCTGAAACTTGTCTGGCCTGATCGGGATTCGATTGCCAAAGTGAGTTGAGATTGATCTGGTTTAAATCAGCAAGTTCTTGACGTATTGCAAG